ACAGCAACTCATCTGAAAGGGTTGACTATCCTACTCAAAAACCAGAAGCGTTATTGGAGCGAATCATATTAGCATCATCTGATAAGAACTCAATCGTCGCTGATTTCTTCTGCGGCTCAGGCACAACATTAGCAGTGGCTGAAAAACTGGGGAGAAGATGGATTGGGGCTGATTTAGGTAGATTTAGCATACATACTACAAGAAAAAGAATGCTGCAGGTTCAAAGAGAGCTTCACTTATCCGGAAAGCCCTATCGATCTTTTGATGTCTACAATCTCGGTAGATATGAAAGGCAATGGTGGCAAAAAGAAAGACTGCACGGAGCGGATACTGAACACCGAGCTACTGTGATGAAGTTCTATAAAGCTTCAGAGCTCGTCAATCCCCCAAGCTCGCTACTTCATGGGAAGAAGGGCGGAGCATTGATTCATATAGATGAAATCGATGGCATGTTCACTGGTGAAGAGTTAGTCAATGTCGCCAAGGCAGCAAGCATGGCGGGAGCCAAAGAAGTTCACATACTTGCCTGGGAGTTTGAGATGGAGCTTACCACGCGCAAGCAAGCTATTGAAGCTGAACATAACGTTCAGATCAAACTTTTTTATATCCCTCGGGAAATCATGGAAAGCAACCGCACAGAATGCCAGTTTTTTGAAGCCGGATACTTGAAAGCAAATGTTCTAAAAGGTAAAGACGGGAAAGTTGATGTTGCATTGGAAAGCTTTATCCCCTCTCTGGCAGAAGCACCTGAAAAAGAAATAAGTGCCCTTAGAGAACGCTCAGTCAAGTCCCCGTTTGATTTCATTGATTTCTGGGCTGTGGATTTCGAATATAGCAAAGATAAGCCATTTGAACACCACTGGCAGGATTTCAGGATTAAAAAGAAAAGAACGCTTGCCACGAAAACAGATCTTGGCTGGAAGTATCACGACAGTGGAAAGCATGAGATTTGTGTCAAAGTAATAGATGTATTTGGAGTAGACACTACGATTGTAATGCCTGTGGAGGTGTGATTTGGCTACAATCTTAAACGACCGGAATCTTGACGCTCTGAAACCGATTTTTAAGCCTTGGGAGGAGCCCTCAGGGTACCGGGTTCCGGGAGCAGATGATAACAGCCCGGCACGAGTAGAGCCGGGGCGCAGACCAAGCCGTTGCCCATTAGTAAGAGCTATTCGTTCTGAAGTCGATATGTGGAGACGTGGAGGCTATGCCGGAGTAAGTGATACGAGCAGATACTTGCTCAACTACTGGTTCAATACCGACCACATGTTAAAAGACAATTCAACCGGGGAATCCTATCCCTTTCGCTACCATTGGGCACAAAGAGAAGCAATCGAATCGATCATTTACTTACATGAGCTAAGAAGAGTAAGAAACACAGCATCTCTTTTAACTGAGTTTGGAGGCGGAGTATTTGATGACATTGCCTTGGGCATTATGCCGAATGAAGACCAATGGCTGAAGTGCTGCTGTAAAATTGCCACTGGAGGCGGAAAAACAAAGGTCATGAGTTTAGCTATTGTCTGGAGTTACTTCAATAGTTTAAGAGAGCAGAACTCCAGTTTAGTTAAGCATTTTGTGGTTATCGCTCCCAACCTGACAGTTTATGAGAGACTCAAAGATGATTTTAATAACAGGAAGATCTTTGATACTGATCCTCTCATACCTGAGGAATGGAAAGGTGATTTTCAGTTAAAGACCATTCTCCAGGATGAGCCCGGTGGAGAAGTTTCCTCTGGAGCTATATATCTTACGAACATCCACCGATTGTATGAGTCCCGGGATAACAACGTAAATGATGAAGGCTCGATTTGGGGTCCCGAAGTAAAGCGTAATAAAGCCCTTGATACATCCATAGCTTTGCGAGAGCGGATAGCGTCCCACAAGGGGATAATGATCCTGAATGATGAAGCACACCATTTACATGATCCTGAGCTTGCATGGAATAAAGCCATTGATTCACTTCACCTTATGAACCTCAACAAAGGTCGTGGAGGTGTGTGCCTTCAACTTGATTTTACGGCGACTCCCAAGCACAATAATGGTGATTTCTTCAGGCACATAGTATGTGACTTTCCTTTGGGAGAAGCTGTAGATGCGGGTATTGTAAAGGTGCCTGTTCTTGGAGAATCAGATCGCTTGAATATTCAAGGGGATAAAAATGCTCCTGCCCCCGAAAAGTATCGTAATCATCTTCAAGTAGGTTATCAGAGATACGAGGAATCATATAAACAATGGGAAAAGGTACGTAAACCGATTCTTTTTGTAATGACTGAGGATTCTGCATCTGCTAACGAGATAGCAAGATATCTTGATAGTGATGCTTTTCCACTGCTAAAAGGGAGAGTTTTAAATATCCATACAAACCTCAAAGGCAGGATCAAAAAAACCACCAGGTATGGCAAAGAGATCAAAGAGTTCATCGAGAATGAAAAGGATATGAAACCTGATGACCTCAAAGCTTTGAGAGAAATGTCCAGAGAGTTGGATAGCCCAAACAGTAAGTACCGGTGTATCGTCTCAGTGATGATGCTCAGAGAAGGATGGGACATTAAAAATGTATCTACGATTGTGCCTTTGAGGGCATATTCTGCTGCATCAGGTATTTTGCCAGAACAGACTTTGGGGAGAGGACTTAGAAGGATGATCCCCTCTGGAGATATACCTGAGATGGTAACTGTCATCCATCATCCCGCTTTTCGTAAGCTTTACGAAGAGGAACTCCAACTGGAAGGATTCAATATTCTTATCTTGCCTGAAAGAGATAGCCTGAAGCAGACAGTAACGATCTACGTAGATGCAGAGAACAAGGATTCCGAGAAACTGGATATCTCTATACCCTACATTAGCGACTCCATCGAAACAAGCTCAAAGCTTGAAGATCTTAGCTTTGACGAAGTAGCCAGTGAGTTTAGAAAGTATAAGAAACTACCGATTGGAAAGGCAAAATCGACAGAACTGGAGTTTAAAGAGAGGCATCTATTCACCAAAGAAGTGATAGGGACTTGGAAGCTTGACCTTGGTTTATTAAACTCTGCATGGTCTGCACCCCACTATTTCTCGCTGATGCTTGCCAGAGCTTGTAAACTGACAGACTATCAAACTGTACTATTGCCTTTGATACAGGACTTTATCGCTAAGCTTCTTTTTGAAAGAGAAGTGGATTTATTCTCTGGTGAAGTGGATCACCGCATGCAGGATACTGATGTCAAAGAACACATAATTGCGGTTTTTACACCACTGATCATGGCTAAAAAAACCACTATACAGGATCGCAAACGGAACAGCTCTGAGACAAGACTATCAAGCTGGAAACCTTACCAAGCTACAAGCACAGAGAAACGTCCGGCTGTTACTGCAAGAAGAACCATGTTCAATCTTGTGCCCTGTGATAGCAGCTTTGAGCAGGAATTTGCATTTGAGTGTGATAGATTAAATGATGTGGAGGCTTTTGCCAAGAATGCAGGTCCTCAAAAACTGACGATTGATTATCTGAAGCCAGATAAGCATAGAGCTCTATATGTACCCGATTTCTTTGTAAGAGTAAAGTCTGGCGACATATACCTGTGCGAACTGAAAGGCAGAGAAGATAATCTGGTAGCCCTAAAAGCAAAAGCCGCTATTGAATGGTGTAAATCTGCTTCAAAAGGGAAAGTCAAGTGGCATTACATGTATTTACCTTATCATCTATTCCAGCAAAGCACTGCAAACTCCCTGGAAGAACTTGCCCGTGCTTGTGAACCGTCTTTACAAAACTTGATTAAAGAGGGAGTCTCAGAGCAGATTTATATTGATTTTGATGCTGCCCCAGATACTGATATCGCTGATCCCCTCTTTGATAAGATTCTGAAGATTGGCTCGATTGAGTGCATCCCAGAAGATATTCATGAAAGCGTTAGGCAGGCTTTACTCATTCTTGATCATGCGGAAAAGACAAAAATGAATGACTATGCTCATGCATTCCAACCGCTTCTATTCAACCTTGATGATTATGCTATGCGTTTATTAGTAAATGGATTACAAGGTAAGATTCCGACAGATATATCATGGAGGGATGCATACTTTATGCCTGATCTTTCGAATGTCTATGATAGGAAAAGAAATGTACTGGAGAAGTTTGGAAGATACCTTAGAGATAACTTAGTCTTTGCGCGTTCGATAATGAAGCTTGGGACATTACTGTTTTGCTTAGAATACGCTCAAAAAGGTGGTTTTGGAGCTAATGGAGTGTGGAAAGATGTGGAAAAAGCATATTCTGGATCGAAGATGGGAGAGTTGTACACTCTGCTTACTGAAGTGAATGAGTTTAGAAACACTCGTGTAGCTCATGTTGAAGTCAAACTTTCAGATGTTAATGAAGCGTGGGAGAATATGGGGAAGTGGGTAAAGTGCCTAGTGAAGATATCAGGACTGCAACATCGGCACTGGAAACAGAGTTATCATTAATCAACACGGTAGAACTAAACCATCTAACAATAAACACAATAATCAATAGGAGGAAATCATGACAAAAATATTCTTCATGATCGTTATTGCTCTTCTGAATGTACTTATATCGCTCATTTGCAGCAAGAAAACCACCGAGCCGGAGGTTAAAAAAGTAGCCACACCCTCTTTTACACCTCCCGGGGGTAGATACACGAGTTCTCAAACTGTTACGATGCAAAGCACGACTTTGGGAGTTACAATTGTATACACAACTGACGGAACAGAACCGAATTCAAGCTCACAAGTTTATAGCAATCCGATTAATGTAAACAGATCCACAACTATCAAGGCAAAAGCATTTAGAGATGGATTGTATGACAGCGCTACGGCAAGTGCAACATATAGAATCGAAACAACACCACCGCCGCCTGCGAACTTCGTTTTTGTGCAGGGTGGTACTTTCCACAACGGCACTTCCAATGTAACCTTGTACTCTTTCTATATCGACAAATACGAGGTAACTCAAGCCAGCTATCAAGCCGTGATGGGGACGAATCCATCTTACTTTGGTAGCAATCCCAATCATCCCGTAGAGAGGGTATCCTGGTTCAATGCGATCGAGTATTGCAACCGCCGGAGTATTCAGGAAGGGCTTACACCTTGTTACACATATAACGATGGCACAGACCATGGCACCAATCCCGATAACTGGCCAGCGGGCTGGAATACCAAAGACAACAACCACACCAATGTAAGCTGCAATTGGTCTGCCAATGGCTATCGTTTACCCACGGAGATGGAATGGATGTTTGCGGCCAAGGGTGGTAATCAGAGCCAGGGCTATTACTATAGTGGGAGCAACACCATTCGCCATGTGGCATGGTATGGTGATAACTCCCTCGGGACTTGGGATGTAGGACTCACAGACCCCAACGAACTTGGTATTTTCGACATGAGCGGTAACGTCTGGGAATGGTGTTGGGATATCTGGGGCACTTATCCCAGTGGCAACCAGAGCAATCCGACAGGCCCAGCGAGCGGATCCTACCGTGTGATACGCGGTGGTGGCTGGTACAACGATGCCGTCAGCTGCCTTGTTTCGTATCGTGACTACAACAATGCGACGGGCACGTACAGCTTCATAGGCTTCCGCGTCATCAGGGTATCCCTTTGATTTTTGTTTTTTGTCCTTTTTGCCTTTTGCAAATTTCAGGACGAAGGAATAAGGTTATGAGCTTACGACAAGGTGGGGGTGCAGGGGGATTTTTCCCCCTGCCCGCCGCGATTTTTGGAGATATATGTATCGCTTGATCTTAGTGCGTTTCGACCGCGATACCGGTCGCTTTGAGGACGAAGAATTCAATAAGTTTTGGGATATATCTGAATCCCAATCTTAAAAATCTAAACAATCAGAATGGTGTTCGAAACTGTCGCAGTGCAAATCTTATCTCGGCTATATGAAAGGGCAAGATGAGAAACTCCTTGATTGATTTGCCAGCCAGATAATGTTGGTTTATTGAAGAAAACTACTGATAAGGAATATCATGAGGACTGAACACAAACTCTATAATGCTTCGGCTACCATGATGCAAGAGATACAAAATGAATCTGTTGCATTGGTGGTTACATCACCTCCATATCCCATGATCGATATGTGGGATGATAGTTTTAGTACCCAACGAGTTAGAATCGATGTTGAAGATGAATCCAGAATTGATCATACTTTCAATGAGATGCATAAGATTCTATCTGATGTTTGGACAGAAAGTTTCAGGGTTTTGAGCCCGGGTGGTTTCCTGTGTGTAAATATCGGTGATGCCACTCGAACTATAAATGGAACCTTTAGATTGTTCTCGAATCACTCAAGGATTTTACAGGATTGCCTGTCTATTGGTTTTCATAATCTTCCGAATATCATCTGGCGGAAGCAAACAAATGCTCCTAACAAGTTCATGGGGTCTGGTATGCTCCCTGGAGGAGCTTATGTAACTCTGGAGCATGAGTATATCTTGATTTTCAGAAAAGCCGGGAAAAGACAGTTCAAAACTGAGAAAGATAAAAAAATGAGAAAAGAAAGCGCATTCTTCTGGGAAGAGAGAAACACATGGTTTTCAGATGTTTGGGATTTCAAGGGTACCAATCAAGGGCTTAACGGTAGTGCGAGCAGAGAACGTAGCGGAGCCTATCCAATTGAGCTACCACATAGATTAATAAACATGTATTCTCTACGAGGTGACACAGTTCTTGATCCTTTCCTCGGCACCGGAACGACAACACTTGCTGCCATGATGAATGGGAGGAACAGCGTTGGCTACGATATTGATTCATCGTTCTTGGATGTCTTGGATTCAAGGGTAAATAACACTTTCATATCTGAAGCTAACAACATAATCTATAATCGCCTTAAAAATCACAAGAAGTTCGTAGAGGATTATATAAATAAGGGCAAACAGCCAAAACACATTAATGCTAATTACAGCTTCCCAGTGATTACGAGCCAGGAAACAGACCTCAAACTATACGGTATATCCGATATTCAACGTGAACCAAACAATGAATACTTAGTTGCTTATACTGACCCTGATGTTAACCAACAATATCTTGTATTTTAGCGACAATCTCCGGTAAGTTTGTAAACTCCTCTCTCTCATTGTAAATCAAGTAGTAGACTGGTTTACCCCAGGATGTGTTAGCTACATAGTTGAATGTAACTACATTCTGTCTCATGTAATAAAAGGTGTGGGGTTTGATCTGGATGCCACAAACTTCTATCCCCATCTTCTTTATTACGAGATCAATGCGATACTCGGAATCAAGCTCTGCAGAGGCATCAATCACTTCGAGTGAGGGTAATTGTATGCTGATGATTTTCTTTGCTTTATCTTCAATGAGATTCCCTTTCAGAGACTGGGTAATAAACAGATCGTATTCCCACCTTTTACATTCCTCGAGCGAGTACTTGTATTTGCCCCACTGCCTGATCTGCGACTCATAAAGATTCCGTCCAAAGTCTTCCACAGTGCCTTGGCTAACGATGCCACAACTACACTTGTTTTTGTAATGATATTCAATGAGTTCGACAAGCTCATTCTTTGTCCTTGGCTTATGCTCCCTGATCAGCTTCATGACAGGTACTGATCTAAAAGGAGCTGATATTCCTTGGTTCCCGTTTAACAGATTTAACTCTCCGCCTGTGAGTGACATAAATTCTCCTCAAATTCTTTTTCATTATATGAATACGAAATGATGCCCTTCTTATAACTGTACAATATAACTACAGCATGCTCTATAACTACTTTTGTATTCTGTTTGCTTTTGTATGAAAGCGGTTTTATAGTAAGTGGAACCTCTGCTATGTACGCATCAATGTTCCTTGATTCCTCTTCGGCAGTTGAAATCCTATAATGTTTATCATATTTGTTCGCAATATCACTACAAATCCAATCTTGGATTCTTAAACCATTGTAGGTCTTGGTTATAACGAGGTCTTCTACCCATGACCTAACCAATTCAGGGGTAATCTGGCTGTAAGCAAGCATCTGTTTTTCTATTTGGCCTAAGATTTTTGTAACTGCTTTATCAATCTTCTCAGGATTATGTGACTCATACCATTTCTTCCATTTATCAACGCTCTTAAACTCATCTTTTCTAAATAATTCAGAGAGTTGACCCACATGTTTCGGCCGCGTAGCTTGTGAAACCTGGTTAGTATTGTTAATGAAAGAAGCTGTGTACGTAGGAAACTTAGGACTCGGTGAAAGTGATTGTTCTTGCTCGATGGACAATACTATCTCTTCTGTTTTCATATCGATTATCCCATTAGCACCTATGTTTACCAGTCATAGGTAATCTTAAGCCCGTCTTTCGTCTTTTCGTAGTAAATCATATCAATCTTGATATCAATAGGCGATGTGAGCATTCCAGACCAAGTTGTTGGCTTTATACTCACGAATCTACTACCTATCATACCATCGATATTTTGGGACTCTTCCTGTGCTGTTGCCGTTCTGTAGGTGGTAAACTCCATCTCCGCTATATGTTTTAGAATAGCTTCTTGAACCTTCAGGCCTGCAAATGTCTTCGTGATCACAAGATCTTTAACCCAATCTCTAACCATATCTTTCGTGATTTTGTCGATTGCAGCTCTAAACTGCTCGATCATGCCGTACACACGATTAGTAGCGTCCAAAATTGCTGTAGGATGGGATTGTAGATACCATTCTTCCCACCCGCTAAGATCTTTTCCAGGAAACTCTTGGATAAGATCGCTCATTTTCCCAACAACAGCCGGCCTTGTCCCTTTTGCGTTTTGATTAGCAAGATTCATCAATTGTGTGGTATACTTAGGAAATGCTGGAATGTCTGCATTGAGTAAACGGAACAATTCATCGTTCTTGATTTTGAAGCTTGTTACCATGACCTTTTCTTCTCCTTTTTGGATAATTGGTGTAAAAACTGGAAAAGGTCACGATCGGAGAGGGTTCCTTATTGTCAATAAGTAAGTATAGATGCAATTACAATGAATTGCATCGCAACGCATTACAAAATTTGAGTGGTTGTCCTGCACTTCCAATGAAACGGCGGAAATGGAGTATGTGCCCCGGAGACACCTACCGGTTTCATCTCTGAGTCGTATTCGATCTGATCGTCTTTGATCCATGGCGCAAGGGCTTTGATATAGTCTCTGGCATCATCTAGGCTGCTGGACTTTGTATCCAGTGCCATCAGATTATCCATCACTTCAAGGGCATCGTTCAGGGGATAGACCTTGTCTTGGGCAGCCAGAGCCCGGCAGATGTCACTGGTGCGGTCATCCAGGATAACCACGAGCTTGTAATATCTGGCTTTGGCTTTCTTGTAACCCTGAAGCCTTCCAAACTCTCGGATTCTGAGTGCAGTATGCTCTGCCAGTCCCTGCCAGTAATGGGATGATCGATTGGCGATGTCATTGAATTGGTCTTTGAGAGTATCGGCAAGCATCTCTTTGGTATAGCCCTGCTCGATTGCTTTGGAGATGGTGTCTGCGAAGTTCTGTCTGACATCAGCTTCGAAGTGGTTCCCGATCCAGAACAACTGCTGCTTCTGTATGGTGGATGAGAGATGCTGATCTTCAATACCCCAGAGCCCGATGCTGGTCTTGGTTGGGGCTTGCACCTGGGTGTCCTTGAGTCCGAGCCGCACACAGCGGTCTATTATCGCTTTGGTGGGCTCATTGACCAGTGCTGCGAAGTCATCTCCCAACTGGGTATTAATGATGCTCATAAGCTTATCTATTGAGCCCTTGTTGATCTTCTCGGCTCTTGGCATATCACTCAGCATCTGAATGGCAAGGCGTGTAGCATCTCTGATCTCAGTCTTCCAAGCATTATTGAGGACCCGGTAATACTCAAGCATGAGCTTATCATAGTAGTTCATCAGAAAGAAAACCTCCGGACTTTCACTCTATTCCTGCCGATGTCATACTCAGAGAAGCGTTCCAGACAGCCAGCCAGAGCATCACAGCCATCGATATAACCATCAGGATAGGTAAGGAACTGACTGATAAGGGTGGGTGTATCCTGTCCCTCCGGAAAGAGTATCTTTGCGGTCTCAATGATGGTCTCGGTTCTCTCGATACGCAGATTCTTGTTATCCTTATTATCGATGCGCTTGATTCTGTGACTGATGGGTGGCAGATGATTGTCATATGCCCACCGATCAAAGTCTGCCAGTATTCTGCCTTGTCCGTAGGTGGTCTCACAAGCTGCTCTGGCTTTTACTCTATAGGTTCTATCAAGCTCCTGATAGGCATCATAGTAGTATCTGAAGAACTTAGTATTCTCAGTCTGCCTTATCCAGACATGGATCACGTAGAAACGATTACCATCATAGCCAATTGAGATAACAGCTTTGAAACAGCCCTTCTCTCCCCAGGCAGGATCGGCATAGAGCCAGACCCGCTTCATCTGGGATGGTTCCGGTAAGGTGCGATACTTGGTGAACCAGTGGTTCTTGAAGATGTTCCCTTCGATTACAGGCTGTCCCAGCATCTCTCTTTGATATCCGGTTTGCCCGAACTTGGCACGTAAGTTTGGCAGAGTGGCAGTGGGGTATTGAGCCTCCCAGGTGGACTTGCCATGCATATCTTCGAGAGAGAAGCGCAAAATCGCTTTTTGGTGCGTTTTCAGTACCGATTGGTATCTTGTGTCCAGATCGGGATTATCTGCCAGCATTTCGCTTAATATGAGCTCCTGAAACTGGCAGATGGCATAGTTGGGGTGCACCAGGTTACCGAGCCAGACGATCTTGCCATTACTCTCCGGTGAGAGTGCTCCGGCAAGCTCCTGGGAGATCTTCTCCATGCGTCTCTTACCGATGGACTGATTACCCATGTTCTCTTCTTTATCGATATCATCACAGACAATGAGCCCGGGTCGCTTGGCAGTCTTGGGATTGATAGTACCCCTATGAGACTGCTTGATTGAACGTGCTCGTATTCTCGCTTTGTTCTTGAGATAGAAGTCCAGATCAAAGGCATCCACAGGCTGTAACTCAGGATAGTCCATAGTGAGCCGCTTGTTGTTCTGCAGCTCGTGCAAAGTGAAAGCTGTGCGCTCCTGTGCCAGATCTACGTCTGCCGCAGTATGGATCACATAACGTTCGCCTTTGATGATCCTCCAGATAGGATAGACCACTCCCATGAGTACCGTTTTGCCCAGCCCACGAAAACCTGTGATTCCGATGATGCCTGAGCCCTTATCAGTCTCATCGAACATAGTCTCATGTGCTGGGCAAAAAGGTAGTGGGAAGATGTGCGGGAAATAGGTATGACAGAAGAACGAGAAAGCATCCCAACCTTCTCCGGTGGTTCTTCTGATGCGCTCAGTCTTGGCTTCAGGATTATCGTCTATAAAAGGCAAGACGGAGATCGTTTTGGATGCGATCTCCGCCAATGCCTTGTTATGCCGCTGGAGGAACTTCTTAGACATAACTTAAATACCCCGACGCCTGTTTGGGGCAGGTGTCGGAGTCTGCGGGCATGGAGAGACCCGCAGTTTTGGCACAAGTGCGCAGAGCAGGAGGCAACAGCTCCGCGCAGGATGTCAGGCTTGGAGGGTCTATGTAGGCTGTAGGTATGTGTTTAAGCATTTCTGACTCTCAGATACTCAGCCAGATCGATTACGATGCCGTTGAACTGCTTGAGCAGGGTCTCATGCCCTTTCTCAATCATGAAGTCGGTCACCTGATCCAAGAAGCGTACGATATAGTCGTTCAATTCCTTGGATGGCTCGGAGTCCTTCTGGTTCTGTTTAATGAGAGAGACCAAGCTCTGCAGAGCGGTATCTGCCGGGTTCTTGGCATATTCTCTGAGTGCTTGGATCAGCGCTCTCTTGCGGGCTAAGCTGATCTCATGGTCAAGCTTGCGCTCTTCTTTGAACAGCTCTGCCCACTTGCCGGACTTGATCCACTTGCGGACGGTGATTACGGAGACACCGAAGATCACCGCCAGCTCAGTGGGATCGGTTTTACCATTCAGGTAAGCTTCTTTGCAGTTGTCCCGCTTGATGCGGAACTCAAGAGCGTTACTCATACTCAGGGCGTACCTTATGCTTGAGCAGATACTCGTTCAAGTCCTTGCCGGAGCAGCGAAGCTGACCGTTGTCTTTGGTTCTGAAAGCAGGCAGAGGATCGAGTATATCCTTGATCCAGCGATACACCGTAGTACGGTTGACCCGGAGTGTTGATGCCACTTCGTCGGGTCTATAGTTTCGATCATCTTTGAATATACTCATGGTCTCCTCTGCTGCATTACTGTTTACGAATGCCATAATTCTCTCTCCCTTGCTTTGATCAAATCAGGATGTACAAGGATGCAACTCAATCACAAGGAGCTGAAGTTCAGTACGACCTTGTGGTAGTTGCCTTCATCATCCCTTACTGCAAAAGAGATGTACTGTTTAGTAGAGGTAACAGTGATCGCTTTATCGATCAGTTCCATCGCTTCCTTCCAGATCGGGTCTTTGATCTTGTAGCGGCGCAGGGCGAAGATACGATAACGGGCAAGCTGACCACGCTTATCGACTTGGAAAGCTTCAT